ACCACGACGACGTAGCCCTGTCGGGGATTATTGAGTCATCATCACGGGCCATTGACCGTTACTGTGACCGCTACTTTGGGCAGACAGGCACGGAAGCCGCCCCCGTCCAAAAGCTGTACCGGGCCCGTTCCGGCGCTGTCCTAATTGACGACCTCGTCACCCTCACAAATGTTGAAGTCGAGTACGCCGGGTTTGCAGAATCGTTTACCAGCCTCGGGGCGTCCTCAGTTATCAAGCAGCCCGTGAACGCGGCCACCATGACCCCGCCTCACCCGTACACGGTCCTTACCGCGAAACCGTCCACGGTGCTTCCCGCTATGCCGGGATGGGTGCGTGTGTCGGGTGTGTGGGGTTGGCCTTCCGTCCCGCAACAGATTAGGGACGCGTGCGTGTTGCAGTCCGTGAGACTGTTCAAGTCTCGTGACGTTCCCCTAGGTGTCATGGGTGGCACGGACATGATGGGCGCTATTCGCCTTCCCGGTGGACTGCACCCCGACGCCCGCATCCTTTGTGACCCGTTCCGACGTATGGCGATTGTGTAGGCATCGTGGCCGATATCGCCCAAATCATTGACGGACTGACCGCGAACCTGGCAACCGTGGACAAACTCCGCGTCCAGGCAGAAATCCTTGACACGGTCCCCATTCCTTGCGCCATTGTCGGGCCACCCACAGCGGTCACGTATGACGAGGTCATGGCACGTGGCGCTGACCTTTACACCTTCACGGTGCGTGTCCTCGTGGCCCGTGCCTCGGAAAGGGCGGCGCAACGTGCCCTGTTCGGGTACACGTCCGGTACGGGCGCTAAGTCCGTGAAGGCCGCTATTGAGTCGGACAAGACGTTAGGCGGTGCAGCCGACACCGTCCGCGTCACCAACGCGGGAAACCTCGGCGTGTACGGATATGGCGACGTGGACTACCTCGGCGCTGAGTTCACTGTGGAGGTGATCGCGTGAGCTTCACGCACTCAAAGGACAGCCGCCTCATGGTGGGTTCCACGGCGCTGGCCGCGTACCTGACCGGGTACACCAGTTCAACAAACACGGAAACCGCCGACACCACCGCCCTGACTGAGGTGAACCGCACCTACGTGCCGGGCGTGTCGGACTCGACCCTGACCGCCACGGGCCTGTTTGAGCCTTTGTCGGACACTCCCGCCGTGGCCGCCTTGGGCGCCGCTAACGGGTCAGCCGTGACTGTGGCGCCGGAAGGTCTCGCGGTCGGCTCCCCCGTACTCGTGGTGTCCGCCCGCGAAACCGCCTACGAGTTGTCCAGCGCGGTGGGTGAGGTCGTCGGCGCCAGTATCACCTTCCAAGGTGACGGGCGCTTTGATGCGGGCGTCAGCCTGTACGACCTGGCCGAGGTCACCGCCGGGGGCAACGGAACCACACACACTGACGCGGCAGGCACCAGCAACGGCGCCGCCGCCACTCTCCACGTGACCGCGTGCACGGGGACCCTAACTGTGAAGGTGCAGCACTCCACAAACAACAGCACGTGGACGGACCTGACAACCTTCACCGCCGCCACCGGCGCCACTTCCCAAAGGGTCGTGGTGTCGGGAACGGTAAACCGTTACCTGCGGGCGAGCTGGACCCTCACCGGTGCTGGCGCCGCCGCAACGTTCACCACCTCACTCGCCCGCCGATAAGGAGCACTAATGGCATTCGTCCACGGCAAGGACAGCTACTTCAAGGTTGCGTCTAGCGACCTGTCCACGTACCTCAACAGCGTGACCGTGAGCCGTTCCGCTGACACCGCTGACACCACCGCGTTTGGTTCAGGGACCCGTTCATACGTTGCGGGACTGAAGGACGCCACCATCACCATCGCCGGCATGTTTGACGCCACCGTGTACAGCACCATTGCCGGTTGGCTCGGCACGTCACAGACGTGGGAGTACGGCCCCGCGGGTAGCGCGGCTGGACGCGTCAAGGTCAACGGTTCCGGCATCATCACCGCGGTCGAGCTTGGCTCCGCCGTGGGTGAGGTCGTCACCGCAAGCATCACCATTCAGGTTTCCGGCGCTGTCACTGACGGCACCTTCTCCTAAACCTCACAGGGGGTAAGCAATGCAGATTGAGTTCACTTACGCTGACGGTCGCACGGCCACGGCACGCATTCTGCCAATTGACCGCATCATGTTTGAGCGGAAGTTTCAGACATCGGTTGTCACTGCCGTGTCCGTGGACCAGCGTGAGGAATACCTATTTTGGTTGGGGTGGCACGCACTCCACCGGCAAGGCCAAGCAGACAGCGACTTTGACCAGTGGCTTGCCATGGTCAGCGACTATGAGGCGGGTTCGGACCCTGAGGTCCCTTCGGACCCGGTAGCGAACACTGGTTCATAGCTCAGTTGTCCGTCGCTACCGGGATAGCACCAAACGAGCTGGCCGCTACGGACCCGGCACTGCTCGACGCTATGCGCCGCGTCCTAGTTGAACGAAACAGAGGTTAGACGTGGCACGCATCGCGGAACTAGAAATATTCGGGCTCACATCGCTACTGCGGGATATGCGGAACCTTCCCAAGGAAGCACAAAACGAGTTGCGGGTTTCGTCAAAGGACATTGCCGGGCGCCTCATGGTCCCGGCATACAAACAAGCCGCAATGCAGGCCGGGCCGTGGGGCGGAGCAATCGCGGCCACTGTGCGCGCCAAGCGGGACCGCATCCCGTCCGTGAGCATCGGTAGTAACAGGCGCGCCTTCAGTGGGGGCGCCTCCCCCACCATGGCCCGGTTCCCGTCACATGCGGGTAACCAGGGCCGTTCAAGCGCAACCATGCCGCCCGCGTTCGGATCGGGCACCGGATGGATGCGGCAGATGGGCAGATACAAGGGCGCCGCCCTACGGGAATGGCTCGACGCCGTTGACCGAATCAAGCGCAAGTTTGAGCGAGGAGGCTAAATGGCTACGGGGCGTACCCTCACCGTAAGCCTCGTCGCCAATACCAACAGTTTCCGGCGCGGCATGATGAGCGCCGTTCGGGACGCTGAAGGTTTCCGCGGCAAGATGACGGCGATTGGTGCCAACCTCCGTGGCGTGGTTGGCCCTGCCCTTGCGGGTGCCGCCGCCGCGGCTGGGGCGTTCGCGCTCAAGCTGGGTGTGGATGGCGTCAAGGCCGCTATGGCCGAGGAAAAGCAACTCGTTTCCCTCAACAAGGCATTGCAGGCCGTGGGGCAGGGATTCCAAACTGACGCTGTCGCCAACTTTGTGGACGACCTGCAATTTTCCACGGGTGTCGCTGACGACCAGTTGCGTCCCGCTTTTCAGCGGCTGTTGCTTGCCACCCGCGACGTCACCCAATCGCAGGAACTGTTGAATGTCGCCCTCGACGTGAGCGCCGGTACGGGACGCGATCTTGAATCCGTCACCATGGCCTTGTCCAAGGCAGCTCTAGGACAGTTCACGGCCTTGCGTCGCCTCGGCATTCCGCTTGACGACGCCACCATAAAGTCAAAGGACCTTGCCGCGGTTTCCGCGCAACTCAACAAGACTTTCAGCGGTCAAGCCGCCGCCGCCGCCAAAACGTATGAAGGCCAAATCAAACGCCTAGGTGTGGCGTTTGACGAGCTGCAGGAATCATTTGGTGCGGGGTTCCTTGCCGGAATGGGCCAGTCGGCTGATGGCACGGATGACCTGGCCGATAGCCTCCGCGACTTGCAGCCCGCGTTTGAGGCGCTGGGAATGCAGATTGGTCAGGCGGTCGGGGCGCTTGGGGACCTTAGCTCAGGTATCAACCGCCTAGGCGAGGACATGAACGTGCCCCGCAACGAGGGGTTTGCGGAGTTCCTAGGCTATTTCGTTGGCATCACGGGCCTCATCAAGTCTGCGGGTTTCGCGGTCAAGAACCTGGCAGGCGACACGACGACTGCCGCCGACACCCACCGGGACTACGCCGACGCGGCAGTGCGCGCCCAACGGTTGACCGCGGGAATGCCTGCCCTGTACGACGAGCTCGGCAACGAGATTGAAGACACCGGGGATGCCACCGCTGAGGCCGCGGAAAAGTTTGACCTTTTCACGGCGGCCATGTCGCGCACCAACGCGGTCATGGGTTATCAGTCGGCGTTGGACGACCTGAAGGAATCCCTGGCCGATAACGGCAAGGTCGTGTCAATCTTCACCAACAAGGGCCGGGACAACGCTGACGCCTTGCTGGGTGTCGCTGAGGCGGCTGTCAAGGCAATGGAAGCGACAGACTCCCAGGCCCAAAAGGCCCTGCTTGCTAGTGGTGCGCTCGACACGTTGAAGTCCACCATGAACAACACCAAGATGGACCCTGGCACCCGTGCCGCTTTGATCGAACCGTTCCAGGCGTTGCTTGACGACCTTGTGGAAAACGGCGTCAATGTGGATTCGTTGCAGCGCAAGTTGGACGCGCTGAAGTCTAAGACCGTCACGGTCACTACACGCTTTGTCACCTTGGGTGATGGGTCCTACGCGGGCACACCACCGCCCGGCGGGTACTCCGGTGACGGGGAATCGGGCGGACGCACAAACCGTTCCGGTATGGCCCGGTCCAGTGGCATCAGTATTGGGTCCATCACGGTGCAGTCCGCGCCCGGTGAGCGCGCTGAGGAATCCGTCCCCCGAGCCCTCCGCAGGTTCGCTTTCGTGGCAGGTCTAAATGGCTGAAACGTATTCCATTGGCGCTACCAACATCACCAGCCTGGTGACGTCCATTACGGCCCTTGACCCGGTCGTCATCCCTCCCCCGGTTCAGGACGATTACGTGGTGCCGGGCCGTGACGGAGTCGTGGCCGCCAATCCGTGGTTTGGTTCGCCCACGTGGAGCTTTGGCGCTGTCATTGTGGGAACGGACCGCGCCGACGCCATCACTAAGTTGCAGGCCCTTGCCACCGCCGTGTTCGCTAGTGGCTCCGCGGTCACCCTCACTCGTGTCATTGGCGCGATCACCTCTACCGCCTCGGCCCGTTACCTCGCGTGGAATGTGAATTGGGAAGCCCCCAACATTGTCAGGGTGGCGGTTGACTTCCGCCTGATGGATGGCGGTTTCAAGTCGGGGGGCTCGTTTGTCCTCTGATGGGCTCACGTTGCAGGTCTATGACCCCACTAACACGACACTGTTGGGGACACTTTCACAGGTCCTTTCGGCGGAGTTCTCTGACGAGTTCAACGCCGCCGGCTTCGGCACCGTTCAGGTTCCCGCGTCCTCGACGGCGGACAAGAACCTGTTGGTGAAGGACCGGGTGGTGCGGGTCAATTACCAGTCCGCGACCCGGTACGCCTGGTTCATTGAAGTCCTCGAAAACGACCTTGCCTTGGGTTCGGGGCAGCAGGTCGTGACCGCTTCGGGGCGTGGTTTGTTGGCGTGGCTTGATGATGCCGTGGTGTACCCGCAGGGTGGCCTTGCCGATTTCTCATCGGATCAGCGCCCGTTTAACTTTGCCGCGGCTGACGGGCCGTGGAAGTCCAGCGTGACATGGTCCGCCCCCCAAACAGTCCTATGGAAAAACGACACGACGGCCCGTAGGGGCCTGCCCGTGAAGTGGCGGTCCATTGACCCTGACGCCCGCTGGTTGTGGTCTACCGATCCCACCGCCATGGTTGAGCGTGGCACCGTCAACTACTTCCGCGGCACCTTCACCCTGACCGAATCCACACGCCTCAAAATGTGGGCGTCCTTTGACAACTTTGGGCAGGTGTGGCTTGACGGAACCCTGGTCATGGACTCATCCCGGTTCAACGAAACAGCCCCGTCATACGCCCAGTTCACCACGTTCATCGCTCGACTAGGCAAGGGCACCCATACGGTCGCGGCACGGGTCCGCAATGACAAGCCGTGGGAACGCACTGACCTTTCTATTTCGGCGTCCACGGACAGGGTTTCCGCGTCCGCGCATGGTCTCGCCGCAAACACCAAAGTGCGGGTCACGGACATATCCAAGTCCGGTACGGGCCTCACGAAAGGCACTGACTATTTTCTGCGGGACGTGACGGACGACGACTTCAAGCTGTCAACCACGTCAGGTGGCACCGCCGTGAACATCACGGCGGACGCCAAAGTGGACTTGCGCCTGGTCGCTGACTCCACCGCCGGATTCATATTTTCGGCGTGGGCGCTCAACGACAGCAACAAACCCACCACCAACATTCTCAGGTCAAACGCGGTGGCGTGGGAAGTTGCCACGGAACGCCCCAAGCATCGCCCCGCTGTCATTCTGCGGACACTTGCGGAGGAGGCCGCCGCCCGTGGCGTGTACCGGTTCAGCAAGTTCACCTACGGGTATGACCAATCGGCGCCCACGTCAGGGTCGTGGACCACGGAAGCGGACCTGACCCTGAAGGTTGGGTCATCGCTACTTCAGGTGCTCGACACGATGGTGGACCTAGGGCACGACTTTTGGGTGAACCCGACGACTACACGCCTTGACGCTTGGGAGTCCCGCGGCACCACCCGTAGCGTGACCCTTGCCCTAGAAACCAACGTCATGCAGTACGGCACCCGCGCGGAACCCAAACTGAAAACACAGGCCCTCATCAGAACGAAAGAGGGCTGGACACAAACCGCGGCAAATGCGGACACGAGTGGGCGGCGTGAGCTGTACCTAGAGTACGGAAACATGCGCGACGAGGGCACCGCCCGCACCGCCGCCGGTCGAGTTCTCCGCAGAACCGGCAGAACACAAATCGTGGTCAGCAAGATTGAATGTGCAGTGGTTTCCGGTGCCGCCCCGTACGTGAACTTCAGCGTGGGTGACTACATCACCGTTCCCAACGCTGACGGTTCGGGCACAGCCACCGCCCGCGTCCTCGCCATCGCCATGCAGCACGACGGGAAAAACGTCAGATTCATGCCAGAGTTGGAGATATTGAGTGCCTGAGGGTGATTTTCGGCGGCCCCCACAACTGTGGGAACAAAAGATTGCCAATCTTGTGGCGGTCAATGCTGTCGGCTCCGTGTCTGGTGGTGGCACGACGGAGGTGGGCGCGGAACTTACCCCTGGCGACGGCGGCCCGCCACCCGATCCTGACCCCATCGCCCCCACCCCTGTCGCGTTCCTGCCGCCCTCGACCCCCACGGTTGCGGGCACGGTGCAGGGAATCCGTGTTACCTGGGATGGAAACAACAACGCCGCTGAGGCGTACCCACCGGACGCTTTCGTGGAGGTGCACGTTTCCACCACGAGCGGGTTTACCCCGAGCTCGTCCACGTTGCGGGGCCGTTTGCTTGGCCCTGGCATGTTTAGCGTGTTTGGTTTGGTGGCGGGGACCACGTATTACGCGCGCCTGGTCGGGGTGGACGCCTACGGCAACACCACCAGCCCGTCCACTCAGGCATCGAGCACCACGGGTTTGACGACAACGGGTGACTATGGAACCGCTACTATTGACGCCGGGGCAGTCTCTTTCAACGCCCGCACCATCGGCGGCATCACCACCACGGTGGGTGGCACGACTCCGTCGTCACCGGTCACCGGTGACATTTGGCTGGACTCGTCAAGCGGCGCCATCATCCACAAGCGTTGGAACGGGTCCGCGTGGGTGACACAGGCGTGGGGTTCTGACAGCCTCTCAGCGAACTGCATCACGGCGGTACAGGTCGCCGCGGGCGCCATCACTGCGGGTGCTATCGCCGCTGGTTCAATCACCACGGACAAGCTCGACGCGTCCGCGGTCACTGCTGACAAGATCGCAGCGAGCACGATTACTGGCGACAAGATCGCAGCAAACACGATCACGGCTAACAAGTTGTCTGTGACGTACCTGACGGCAACTGATATCGGCTCTGGTGGCAGTACCACCATTGACGGTGGGCGCATCACCACCGGAACCATTGCCGCTGCACGTATTGACGTAGCAAACCTGACTGCCGAGAAATTGACCAGTGGCCCATTCGGTAGTCGCCGTGTCGTGATCGGGGAAGTGGGCACCACGGACGCGGTCCAGTTCAAGGGCGCGTCAACGTCTAACGGTTGGATCTTGGCGCATAACGCCATCGGCAACAACTTGTCACTATCCAGCACCTACTCAGGCGTAACCTTCCAAGTTTTTCCATCCCTTGACGTGTCGGGCGGCTTGACCGTTACTGACTCCGCCGTATTTATGCCTGGCGTCTACACCAATAACACCACCGGCATTGACAGCGTCGGCATCACGACCGGCAACCGGCTTCGGCGTATCTCATCCAGCCAGGCCATCAAGTACGACATCGCCACGCTTACCAAGCCACTGTCCCCCAGTGTCGACACAGCCAAGGTTTGTGACGTTGTCACCGTAAACCCCACTGCCCTGCTTGACGTCGCGGTCGTGGAGTTCAGCGTCATTGACGACGGCGAGCCTACTGACCGGCGCGTGCTTGGATTTATCGCTGAGGATGTCGCTGACAAGCTACCTATTGCCGTGAGCCGCGATGCCAACGGCAATCCTGCCGGCGTCCTTGACACGTCCCTGCTGGCCGCGCTACTGGCCGTCGTCCAAGACCAACAGAACACCATTACCGACCTCACCGCCCGCGTCACCGCTTTGGAGAGTGCCTAATGCAAGAGCCTGGCCGGTACGACTTCACCATTTACCAGGGCGCGTCTTTTGACCGTACCTTCACGTGGCGTGTAGGCGAGCCGTCAACCCTCGTGAACCTTTCCGGTTACACCGGGCGTATGCAGGTCCGTTCAACTGTGGGTGCACCCACCACCATTGTGGAGCTGACAACCAGCAACGGGCGCATGACTCTAGGTGGTGCCGCCGGAACGATTGCACTTGCCATCACGGCCACGGACACCACGACCCTGGCAGCCGGTCAGTACGTGTACGACATGGAAATGGTTTCTAGTGGGGGCGAGGTCACGCGCCTGCTTGAAGGCAGGGCGACGATTTCAGCGGAGGTCACACGATGAGCACGACCGTGACGGTCACCAGCCCGACCACTGCCACCATCACGGCGGCCACGTCGGGACCTCAGGGAACTCAGGGCGCTACTGGCCCCACCGGGCCGACTGGCCCGCAGGGTGTGACCGGGCCTCAGGGCGCTCAGGGCATCCAGGGCAACCTCGGACCTACGGGACCCACGGGAGCTACAGGTGCCACGGGCCTGACAGGCGACACCGGGCCTACGGGTCCTGTTGGCCCTACCGGTCCCACTGGTCCGCAGGGACTCACTGGTGATACCGGGCCGACTGGCCCGACTGGTGCTCTCGGACCCACGGGCCCGACAGGTGCGACAGGCGACACCGGACCCACGGGACCCCAGGGCGTTCAGGGCATTCAGGGTGTGCAGGGTGCCACGGGCCCGACAGGCCCGACCGGTGCCACAGGCAACACGGGCGCAACAGGGCCCACGGGCCCGACAGGTGCGCAGGGCACGGGCGTCACCATCCTCGGGTCCTATGCCACGCTCAGTGACCTGCAGACGGCTCACCCAACTGGCGACCCTGGTGACGCCTACATCGTTGGCAATGACCTTTACGTGTGGTCAAGCACCACTTCGAGCTGGGAAAACGTCGGGCAGATTGTTGGCCCCACCGGCGCCGTTGGTGCAACCGGACCTACCGGACCCACGGGAGCGACGGGCGCCACAGGTGACACCGGCCCCACGGGCTCAACAGGTGACACCGGACCTACCGGACCTATCGGCAACACCGGCCCGACCGGACCAACAGGTGCTACGGGTGCCACGGGTGACACCGGCCCGACTGGCCCGCAGGGTGTCACCGGACCCACCGGCCCGCAGGGTGCGACAGGTGACACGGGACCCGTGGGCGACACTGGCCCGACCGGTCCTCAGGGTATTCAGGGCGTCACCGGTGACACAGGCCCGACAGGGGCGCAGGGTCCGCAGGGCCCGCAGGGAATCCAAGGCGCGACCGGGCCCACCGGGCCCACGGGCGCCACAGGCTTGACGGGTGACACGGGCCCCACTGGTGCGGCCTCGACTGTCACCGGACCCACCGGCCCGACCGGACCCACCGGCGCTAAGGGCGATACGGGAGACACTGGCCCCCAGGGCGCCACCGGCGACACCGGACCTACGGGACCGCAGGGTGTGAAGGGCGACACCGGCGACACCGGACCAACAGGCGCGACGGGCGACACGGGACCCACTGGCCCGCAGGGCATCCAAGGCATTCAGGGCGTGGCCGGCGACACCGGACCAACGGGCCCTCAGGGTGTCACGGGCCCGACCGGACCCACAGGTGCGACGGGAGCTCAGGGCCAGGTGGGCGACACCGGCCCAACGGGCGCCACCGGCGACACCGGCCCGACTGGCCCGCAGGGCGCTACCGGAAACACCGGAGCGACTGGCGACACCGGACCAACAGGACCCACCGGGCCGACCGGCCCGACCGGCGCCACGGGCGCTCAGGGCATTCAAGGCGTGACGGGCGATACCGGACCCACCGGGCCTACGGGCCCAACGGGAGCAACAGGCAACACCGGCGCGACAGGTGCCACGGGTGACACTGGCCCGACAGGTCCCACAGGTCCGACCGGGCCCACGGGCGCGACGGGTAACACCGGCGCCACGGGCGACACCGGACCAACCGGGCCGACGGGCTCCACCGGCGCTACGGGTCCAACGGGAGCAACGGGCGCCGCCTCGACTGTCACCGGGCCCACGGGCCCGACCGGCGCGACGGGTCCCACGGGCCCCCAGCCGTCCCTTTCCTCAAGCAATCCGGCGGCGCTCGGAACAGCTGCCCCAGGCGTCGGAACCACCGCCGCCAGAGCCGACCACGTACACCCCACAGACGGCGTTGTTCTCAACGCCCTACTTACGAACAAGGCAGCCCTCATTACGGCGACCGCTGCCAGCACCCCCGCCACCCTCGCGGTCGGCTCTAATGGTCAGGTCCTCGTCGCGGCCTCTGGCGAGTCCACGGGCCTCATCTGGCAGGGTCCCGCGGAGGTGATCGGGATCGCGGTCTCCGACGAGGAGACCGCCCTGACCACGGGCACGGCTAAGGTCACTTTCCGTATGCCGTTCGCGATGACGTTGACGGCGGTACGGGCGTCCCTGTCCACGGCCTCGACCTCGGGTCTGCCGACGTTCGACATAAATGAGGGCGGGACGACGATCCTGTCTACGAAACTGAGCATCGACGCGAATGAGAAAACCTCGACGACGGCTGCCACGGCTGCGGTGATTAGTGACACGGGTCTGGCTGATGATGCGGAGATCACGATAGACATCGACGTGGCAGGCACGGGCGCTAAGGGCGCGAAGGTGTACCTGATTGGGCGGCGTGCCTGATGTTCTTTATCAACCCGTTCATTTATGCCGGTGGTGGTGATTTCGAGTCCATCGCCACGGTGACGGTCGGCAGCGGCGGGGCTGCGAGCATTGAGTTTGCCTCAATCCCCAGCACCTTCCAACATTTGCAGATTCGGTTTATGGGACTTCTTTCGTCCAGCAACCAAGGGGTGTGGGTTCGCTTCAACGACGATAGCGCAGCAAATTACTCCTGCCATCTGCTTTACGGGAATGGATCATCAGCCGTTGCAACCGCACGCCTATCTGATGGAGGAATTGACTCAATCACGCCTGGGAACGCCAACAGCGTATTTGGTGGGGTGATCGACATTCTTGACTATTCGGTGACATCCAAATACACCACAACTCGTGGTTTCGGTGGTGCTGACACAAACGGGGCCGGGATTGTCTCCATCACATCAGGATCATGGAGAAACACGGCTGCGGTCAACAAGATCCACCTTCAGGATCAATTGACTGGTGGCACGTTCGGCCAGCACACGACTGCGGCGCTGTTCGGGGTGCGCGCATGACTCTAACGACACAATTACAGACGGGGGTGGCTGATGCCTAGGACGTATGAGCCGATTGCGTCGGTCACCCTCGGCGCAGACAACGTTACGGCGGCAACCTTCACAAGCATCCCAGCCACCTA